GAGTGTGGCCCGTCGGCAATAGCTGGTGCCAACTCAACACCCCGATTCACAGGGCCTGGATGCATGATAAGAACATCTTTTTTACAAAGCTCTAGGACCTGCTTGGATACGCCGTAAAATCTGAAATATTCCCCAGCAGAAGCGATTTGGGCAGCGTTTAGTCTCTCCAACTGAATTCTTAAAACCATGACAACATCTTGTTTCACAACGGCTTTATCGAGATCAGTGAAGACTTCAACTCCCATCTTTTCCATCTGAGGAGGAATCAAAGTGGGAGGTCCACAAACCGCTACCTCTGCTCCCATGGTTCTTAAGGCGTAAATATCTGAACGGGCTACACGGCTATGAGCAATATCCCCGATGATAAGCACCTTAAGGCCGGATAGCTTTCCTTTGAATGCGGAAAAAAAACCGGTGAACTGATACTTGATCGACTTAACCAAAAGTTCAAATATCCTCTCCGGGTAACCAATAAAATGATTACTATTGACGCTCGTAGCTACGTTATTGATCAAAATCCTTTCAAGCATTAGCTCCGCAAAAGACAAAAACTCATCCTCGGTACAATTATCAAAAAATAATTGAGCTACGTTTTCAAAATCAATTTCAGCATCAAGCATCGATGCGCCTTTTTTCTTACCCGTAGTTTTTTTATCACTACCGGCAAGCTTACCTAATGCCGGCGCAAGGTATTTGCTTAGTCGATAACTGGCACTAAGCGCAGCGCGACCGGTTAGCGGCCTGATTACTAAGTTATGGCCGTACCATTGTTCCTCTATTGGCTCTCGTATCTGAAAGGGCATGTTCATAGCGTAGTCTCCAAAAAAAAATAACCCAAGATTATTAGTCAAGGGTTATCTTAGCATTCAATTTTATCTCAAAGCAATCGGATTAATGGCCGCCGATAAATCCATTTAGTGAGTTAGTCTCCAAAACCCACTCAACCATTGACCCTTCCTTGCCTCTCTCCACGTCTGGGAACTTAACGATCCAAGCCGATGAGGAACTAAATAACATGCGACCACTCGAGTCCTTCAACAAAAATGGCAAGCCTCCAACATCGCCGTTAACGTCGGCTAGTAAAAAGCCGCTTAGCACGTCATTCGAGATCGACCCTTGCATCAATGTGATGGTAATCCGTGCGCTTAAGTCTTCACTGGAAGATCTAAGCCCCTCGCCATCAGCGCCTTTTGTTAGGCTGAAAAAATCATTATTGTATGAAAGCGATACAAACGTTGAATCTCCATAGCCGCTGATTACTGCGCCGCCGAATGATATCGATACTTCACTAGCTCGGTAAGTTTTTACTGTCATAATCTAACCCCTTTTATATTAAAGTCCTATTGTACCTTGGATCTCAACCTTATGAATTGCGCCAGCATATGTAGCCGTAAAGGTTACATTCCTTAAAACTCGATTAGCCTTGTCCGCGGCCGGCACTGTTAAAGCATCGGGCACTGTTACCTCATACGCTGGATCCGCAGCGAGTAAGCCTTGCGCAACGCCATCATCAAGCTGCGCCCTTACATCAGCCTCAATCAAGCCGATGCCTCGGTTTGTATAAGGAACTTTAGGGGCGTTTGCTAAAGTAGTGAAGATGCGCTCCTGCATCCGTGCTTTTAACCAGTCAGTGCCTCGAATGATGTCGATCCACTCTCCACTTGCAACGGTACCATTGCGGAAGTAGTTAGCGCCTGCAATTGTTCTAAAGTAGTTTGAATCCGTGCTTTCAATTGCTGATATTTGTGCGCTAGTTAAAGCATCAGGCGTAACTAATGAAAGCCTAATTAGATCCCAATCAACACTTCCGGGGTTTTCAGGTAATTGACGACCAGCTATAGCGGCATCAAGGTATTGGCTTGCGGCTAGGCTATGATAACAAACTACCGTCCTATCAAGCCCTAATTGACTTAGGGTATAGCCGATTGATGTTGTATCAGGCGCAGTTAAAAAGGCGCTGTCAGCGCTTCTTGTAAAGAATAATCTTTCAGTAGCCTCGGCGTAGCTTGCTATTGAGATAACATTTTGAACCGCAGTGCTTATGCAAGCGATTGCATAAAAGTCACTATCAACATCATTAAGATCTGCCAAGATATCGCCCATTGTTTTTGTAACTTCATTACCTACCGAACCGGCGGCAACGGAATTAACTAAACCGTTTTCAAGCAAGTTAGGCGTAGCGTTATCGCTTACTAAGTAAACCTTATTTCCAACGGCAACGCCATCGGCAACGTCAACCGCTACATTGGCAACTAATTCATCCACTAAATCCTGATATGACGTAGCTGATGTATCGGTTACGCCATCCACATCGAGGCTAACTGAAGTATCAAAAGCCGTACCAAAGTCCCAGCTTGATACATTGCCTTGATATGCTTCTAATGTACCAGTGCCTGCGCCTACGTCGGTAATTACTGCCGCATATCCTGCTACCATTACAACTACAAGATAATTTGTATTTGCAACCGTTGCACTCGCTACGTCATCAAGCGCTGCTAACGCAGTTGCAAGCCCCGATAGGTCAGCCGCTGTTACTATTTGGCCGTTCAAGGTAGCTGTTGGGTGAGTAGCTGCCGCTTGTTTTAATATAGGGCTGCCCGCAACCGGTACCGCGTTAGCGATTTTAATCTTAGGAGATTTTTTACTTTGACCAAAAAAGGCTGAAGCAAAACCGTACTCGGGATCGGATGAAGTAAACGCGGCGGCTACTTCATCAAAAGAGGCGTAGCTTGCAACTGTATTATCAGTCAAGATACCGCTTTGTCCTAAGAGTAAAAGCGTACCAAAACCCGCCTGACTTGGAACTGTTGTTTGTCTAGTGATTTGAACACTAACTATTGAATCTAATTGTCCCATACTAACTATCTCCTTAATCTAAGATTAACTCTCGTCCGTCGATTGTACCCTCAAGCTCGATGCTTATGATATTTTGTGAGCTCTCCGATGTTTCTGTCACTATATTAAATATTACATCAAAAACAGATTGATCGTCCCAACCGTTACTCCTTACCGTTGGCACGTTTTGAAGTGGTGTGATTTGGCCAACTCCAGCAAAGGCAGCGGCAAAGGCATCAACTACCCATCGTAACCCCATCGCAGTGCGCGCAGTGTATGCCCTTAAAAAGGAATCCTCGCCGATAGCCTTAACTTGCAAAGTCATCTCGTCCCATTGGACTACTTTTTGACCTAAGCCATCGTTTTGTGTTTCTTGAGGCTCGCCCCTTTGCGTTGTTCTTAATATCTGCAAAGTGAAGTAACTACCTGATGGCCTCGGCGCGTTTTGGTTTGCAAAAATAACCGTCTCACTAGTGATGGTATTAAAAATTACTATGGCTTTTTTTTCAAAATCAGCTATTGAAAAACTCATTCCTCAACCTCGCGAGTGATTATTGACTCCCAGTATATCTGAGTTGGCAACCAGCGCCTTACACTCAAAATGATGTACCGCTCGCCTTGCCATATCAGTATATCGCTATTTTTGCCCGCCTGCGCGCGCGATGTAAAAACCTCGGCAGCAAAGTAACCAACAAGCTCCTCGCCGGTACGTTGCCCCTCTTGTAGGTAACGCAATTGCGCACCGGTTGCCGGTTGGATGCTTGCGGCCATTGATATATCTGTTTCACTACCCTCAACCCATCGGCCATCCACATAAGATCCGGCGGCGCGGCGTTTGATAGTAACCGTCTCACCGAAGTTTAAGATCATTGCTTGAAAATCAGTTTGCATTTCGTACCTCATACCTTATCGATTGCCGCATTTGCCCCGTATCAATCAAGGGAGAGCTTGATCCCTTGCGGGCAATTGTTTCTTGTGAGTTGGGAATAAAAGGAATACCGCCCGCTGTTATAGTTTGTTGGATCTGCTTTTGAGTAAACTCGCCTATCATTGTTAAAGCCTGATCCGTAGTGATAGTCCCAAGCGCTAACTTGATTTTATAACGACTTATCATCTCCACATACTTGCTTTGATCCCTGTCATAGGTTGACCTTATAAAGGATCGGCTAGGCATTTTTACAGTGCCGAACTCATTCGCGGTACCTACGTCCACGGTTGTAAACGTACTACCCTCGTATTTTTCAGATGCGTCTTTGCCCAAGATCCCGATCGCAACGTGCGGCTTTTTGCTCATGCGATTCATTTGCTTTTTAAATTTTTCATACGCTTGCTTATTATCTTTTACCTTAACGCCCATACTTCACCTCATTTACATTGTATCAGCAAATGATGGATCCGCCTGAGCAATAAAGCTTAACTAGTGATAGGTATTGAACACCGTAGCCGGTAAGCGATAAAGAGGATCCGGATGTTGGAGAGGATCCGTATGACCTTGATAAGCTGCCAACACTCTCCGATGTTATAGCACCGACCGCAGCGCCTCGGCCTTGCATGATCACATTGTGAGCTAGTAATAGGTATACCGCCCTCTCATAGCAACCGCCGAAGACATCAGGATCCACATTCAACAAAACGCAATCCAATATTGATTGAATCATATCATCTGAATATGCCGTGAACTCTGTAAAAAGCGCTTTGAAACCTGCGACCGATATAGTCATTTGTTAGTCCTTTATCTCTTTAAGCCGCGCATCGAGGATCTCTTTGACCGACTTGCGTTTTTCTTTACTCGACCATTCGGTCATAATAGCGCGATCAAAACTCATAGTTTTTGCAATGGTGCGCGCGCGGGCGGCATTTTCATTTAGGAAGTAGTTAACATCAACCTCTTCCTCTTCCTTGCTTTGTACAACTAACCATCCCTCATCAACCCTATCCTGTACATTGATCTCTTGGATAAGATGATTCCACGCCTCAAGCGGTATCCGGTTAAAACCCGGAGCTAACCTAGCCTCCGTTTTTTTGATCCGATTTACTAAATGTAGTGTATGTTCACGTTTGTTATCAACAATAACCATTGTTCTCATGCCGTAGTCTCCAAAAAAAAAAGCCCCCAAAAAGGGAGCTTGTTAGTAAATCCCTGCTTAGGACTTAGAAGTCCTCAAGGAAGTTTACAGCAAGAGGCTTATAAATGTGAACCCCTGCGATACGAGAATGACATGGATGCTTGAAAGTCATACCTTCGACTTGTTCTGGAAACACTTCAAAATCTTGTGGGATGTCCAATTGAAGTACGCTAGGGTCAAGCTTATAAGCTACGGCCATTGCATCTCCTGAGCTAGATCCAGTTTCCAACTCATTTAACCACATAACTTTTTGAATGTATGGGTTATTTTGCAGGAACCAAGCTAATATAGTTGTATCGCTTGTTGTGCTTCTTGGTGTTGAAGCGATCGAGTTGTACTTGCTCAAAGGTAGCAACAAAACGTTAGCTTGATGTAATCCGAGGCTATTTTGAGACACGCCGTTAACAACCTGATTAAGGTCAGCGATGATTTCATTTGGAGTCTTTAAGCTCCAATCGATGCCGCCTGTTCCTGCAGGAGCTAAAGATCTTGGGATGTTTGGATTATTGAAAAGACCATAAAGGCGGTTATCGTTATCTCCAAAAAATGCGATCTGATTTTCTTGTTCCATGATCGCTTCTTTAGCTGCCCTTGCTAATTCAGTAGAAAGTGCAACGCCTGCCCGTGCCGCGTTACGAACTTCTTGAATTGAAAAGCCATAGCTTGCGCCTAATGATTTGATGCGTCCAATGTGAGACGAACCTTTTAAGGTTACGCTTGGGAAGTCTTTTGCATAATCTGCAACAATTTTTGACCGGCCTACTCTCTCAAGTGTTCTAAACTCAACAAACTCATCACCGGTGTTTGTCTCGGTCTTAACAGGGATTAAAGATCTCGCCTTAAACTCAGGAAATTCTACTCTGATGGCTTCCCTTTTAAGATTAGTTAATTGCTCTCTTAGGAATACCGTTTGAGCGTCATCGAAGTGCTGCGCTAACTGTGGGTTCAACTTATAAGTCATCTTTGCTTACCTCCAAATAATTAAGCCGCACTCTTGCGGCCACATATGTATTATCTTACATGAACTCAACTACGGCTAAACCAGCGGCCGATGTACCCTTGATCCAACGTGCATTAGGAACAAGCTGTAAATCAGATCCGTCAACCGTTGACCTAAACGCGCCCTTTTGCTCAGTAGCGCCTGCAACTGATCTTACATATACCGGCTGAGTTACGTTAACGGCAGTTTCAGATTGAACCCAAATGCAACCGCGAGTTAATACATTCATGGAAGATCCTACTGGATATCCGTCAATGCCAGCGATCGCAGTGCTTACGCCGCCGAGGTCATATTTTGTGTCGTTAGTTTGATTGTGTGTTCTAACAGTAACGCCGATAACGCTTTGACCAGCATTGCCAGCATTAACAGTAGTTAGAGTTTGACCTGATCCTGTTCCTGCGGAGACTGTTACAACCACGGCCGCTTCTTTAAGGCCGATAATTGCATACTCGTCAGCATCGATTGAATAAGCTTGAACTATGCCTGCTAGGTCAGCGCTTGCATTGATTAAAGCAATCAAGCCATCCTTGATTTCAGTAGCGGTATTTGTTGAAGCCGTAAACGTGATAGTTACGCCCGCAATAACTGTAATGTATGTACCGTCGCCAGCAGCGGCAGCGATTTTTGAGCTATAGCTTGCATAAGCCGCAGGAGTTGATGGTAAAACAGCGCTTGCGCCTAAAGAGTCACCAAAAACAACGCCTAAACCAAAAGGTATAGCGGCATCAGTAACGGCTGCGGTTGTTTCAACTGCGGTTGATGTAGCATCAACTGTTAGCGTACCGCTTGCGTTGCTAAATCTTGATTCAACGGTATAGGTTGAGGCCGATGTCTTGACTGCTTTTACGCGACTTGATAACACAAGCTCATTGTTGATAGCAGCAACCATACCATCCACTTTGTTTTCAACCGTACCAGCAGCACCTTGCGAGTAAGTAGCAGTGAAAACTTCACCTAATGAACTAGTCCACGTTGCAAAATAATCAGTGTCAGTAGCTGAATCCACTGTGACAGTGTAAAGCTGTAAAACACTATTTGCGTTTTTTAAAGTGATTGCCCTATAAGCATCCATGTCATAGATCTGACCGGCTATGCCTAGGTCAGCGCGTTGATTAACTACCGTTTGTAATCCAACCATTTTTTTTACCTCCAAAAAATCTAACCTTTATTAGATAATACCAAATTCAGTGATCTGTCTTTTCACTTAGTTTTTTCCAAGTGTAACTTGCCAAGCATTAGCCGCCGCTTCCCTTGCGTCCTTGCGCAATTTTTCGATCTCATCAACCTTTTGAGTAGGTGCGCTCATGCCAGCATCAACCTTTTTTTGTCTCTCGATAACAATTTTTGACGCATTGATTGCGCCCTCAAAAAGGCCGTCGATACGATCGGCGCTTGCACCATCAAGCTTGATCTCAGGATATGTAGCAGCTACTACCGCGCTTTTAATTTCAATATCACTCATTGAATCAAGCTTAACATCATCAGCAACCAACGGCTTAGCTTGCCCGATTAACTCGGATCTTGCTTTAACTAGTGCATTGATACGATCTAAGTCATTTGCATCCTTATGTGCTGCCTCAAGCTCGGCCTTAACCTTAGCAAGCTCAGCATCAAGAGCGTCTTTATTGCCCTTCATTTTTTCTAGTTCTTTTTCAAGATCTTTTTTTTCTTCATCAATCTTTGCGATCTTGTCTTCGATCTCTTTTTGACAAAGGTCACGGCGTGCTAAGTCTTTTTCAATGACTTGCCCTGCTACCTCTGAAACCTCAACCTCGATACCGTCAATCCTTAAAACTTTCATTCGTGAACTCCCTTCAAAAGGTTTTGAAACTGCAAAGCGGACATCTTTGCTATCTGTTTTTATCTTACACTGTGAACCAGCGCGACCATTTTGAACAATTGCTATGTGATTATAACGGATGTTCCTTTGTATCGCATCATACCGTATGCCCTCCCATACGCCCTCAACAAACTCAAGATCGGCAACGTACCCGCAGGACAGCTCAACCTTATCGCCTGATTCAATCGCGTTGATAGCCGCGCCATCAGTTACTTTGATGTAACCTTTAGCAATGCCGCCATCGCGCGTGATCGTTTCAGAGCTAAACCCTACTTGATACTTTTTTGCATTTTGTGGATTAACCATCTCTGGAGGATGATCGTTGGTTACCGGTAGCATCTTCATGGAGTTTAGCGTTGCGTCGGCAAACACTTCCTCGGCTAACCTTAACTCGGCGCGCACACTGCCATCATCATTGATGTAGTAAAAAACACCTACCCGCGTAAAGGCTGCGGGCGCAACAAGGAACCCGTTATCGTCTCTCTCAGCTTTGAGAGGCATTTGGTCGAACCTTATAACCTTCATCTTGACCCCTTTATGAATTAAATATCCTTCTCAATAATACATCATCTTCCATATCCTTGGTCATTACTGGCTCGGCATAACATCGGCATTGATAATCCTCTCCGGGATGACCAACGTCAGGAGGATCACTCCATTTAAAAAACTTACCATTGAGCTTAATATGTGAATCTCTTACCCTTTCATCGCCCGCCGT